AGTCAGCGATTGCCGATGAAGCTGCTCAGGCATCACTTGCGAAGACACTTGGCAATTTAACAGGTGCAACCAATGACCAGATTTCAGCTGTCGAAAATCAGATAACGAAAAATCAATTACTTTTCGGGGTCTCGGACACTCAGCTTCGTCCATCTCTAGAGAGATTGCTCAGAGCCACTAAAGATGTCAGCGAAGCTCAGAAGCTTCAATCACTAGCTCTCGATATTGCTGCGGGTTCAGGTAAGTCACTCGAAGCCGTTTCTAATGCCCTTGGTAAAGCTTACGAGGGCAATTCTGGCGCGTTAGCCAAGCTAGGTGTCGGATTATCAGCTGCGCAGCTAAAAACGATGTCCATGGATGATGTAACGCAAACTCTCGCAACCACTTTCGGTGGTCAAGCTACTGCTAAAGCTGACACGTTTCAGGGCAAGATGGCTCGTCTATCAGAGGCATTCGATGAAGCCAAAGAGACAGTCGGTGGATATGTTCTTAATGCATTGACTCCGTTGCTGGATAATTTCGTTAATAAGGGAATTCCTGCAATCACTGCATTCTCAGATAGTTTAGGCAAAACGCTCGGCCCAGCCTTTGCCACAATTTTCAAAGTCATCCGCGATGATCTATTGCCAGTCCTTACGAAGTGGTGGAGTTTCTTAATCGATGAAGTCATCCCAGCAATTTCATCAATCGTAAAGCCAATACTGGAAGGCTTGTCGTCTGCATTCAATACCATCAAAAAAGCCGTGGCTGCTAACTCTGACGAATTGCAACCATTCTATGACTTCCTTTACGCTATCTGGAAGTTTATCAAGAATGACCTAGCTCCATTACTAGGCGGTGCATTCAAGATAGCCTTGCAAGCTATTGGAAGTATTGTGGCTGGCTTGGTTACTGGATTCTCAAAGTTAGTCGGATTTATCAGCTCGACAGTGAGCAAGATTAAAGAATTCGTCAATTATATTAAAGATAACCCAGTCACTCGATTCTTTTTCGGTGATTCTGGCAATTCTAAATCATTGACAGTTTCAGGATCTAGCGCAACCGATTCTGGAGCGTTGGTCGTTGATTCAGGTGGTGGGATGACAACTGGTGGTGGATTCAATCCAAGCGCAGGTTCGCCGACTTATACAGGCGCGCCACTTGATGCATATTCACCAGCTATGCAAGCTGCAATTCTGAGACGCGAACAATTAAAGGCTGAAACCGATGCACTTAACGCTGCTAGAGATGCGGCAGCTGCTGCACGCTTGGCTGCAACTGGTGGCCTTTCAACGGCTACCGTGGTCAATCAATACTTTAATGCTGTGGTGGCTGACACAGAAGCCGCTGCACGTGCGGTCACTGATGTTCTCAATAACTCAACTAATCGCGGCACGAATGGTGCAGCCAATCTGGTCTATCTATGACGCTCTGGAATCCAGTCTGGCGTGTAACCATTGATGGCACGATTTACACGAATTTCGCCTTAGCCAATCTGACCATTACTTCAGGGCGCGTCAATATCTATGAGCAAGCCAATGCGGGCTACATCAATCTTCAGCTGATAAATCTTGAACAGACTACCGTCGATATTCAGATCAATGATTCAGTCACGATTGAATTACAAGATTCGACTGCAACTTTCACGCCAATCTTTGGTGGGACGATTACCGATTGCACTATTGCGGTCAGTGCCACTGGAAACATCGGAATCAATCAGACGATTTCAATCATTGCTCTGGGAGCTTTATCTAGACTTCCAAAAGCTTTGACTGATGGAACGCTGGCATCAGCTCACGACGGAACTCAGATTCTGCATATCTTGCGGGATTTATTACTCAATAACTGGTCTGAAGTGCCAGCGGCTTTAACGTGGGCAACCTATGATCCAACAGAGACTTGGGCGAATGCCCAGAACGTCGGACTTGGCGAAATTGACGTGCCAGGTAATTACGACCTTGCAGCTCGTACAGCCGACAGAACTGACATTTATTCACTTGTTTCGTCTCTAGCCACCAGCGGGCTGGGTTATATTTATGAAGATGCTTACGGACGCATAAGCTATGCCGATTCAACTCATCGTAGCCAATATCTAGCGACTTATGGATTCACGGATTTATCAGCTGCGCAAGCTCTATCTAACGGAATCTCAATCGTGACCAGAGCTGGCGACGTTCGCAATTCAATCACTCTGAAGTACGGATCTAACTCAACCAATGAAACGACACCATTCGAAGATTCAGCGTCCATAAATACCTATGGACGACTTGCTCAGATTATTACAACAACGCTAAAGAATCACGCCGATGCAGATGCCCAAGCCGCGTTCTATCTGACACTGCGTGCTTATCCACAGCCAATGTTTAACCAGATTACTTTCGAATTGACGAATCCAGAATTGGACGATTCAGATCGTAATTCTCTTATCAACATCTTCATGGGTCTTCCACTTCAGATTCTGAATTTACCGTTGAATATGTCTGCTGGAACTTATCTGGGTTTCGTTGAGGGCTGGACATTCCGTGCAGGATACAATTCAGTTTCGGTGACGGCATTGCTTTCACCAGTGGCGTTCAGTCTTCAGGCGATGAAATGGCTAGACGTTGCACCAGTAGAAAAATGGAACACAATCACACCGACTCTCGATTGGGCAAATGCCCTAGTCGTGGCATAAGGAGAAAATATGAGCAATCCAACAGCCCCGTTCAGTTGGCAGATGCCGACATCGACGGACTTGGTGACGGATTTACCAGCAGACTTCGAAGTCTTTGGTCAAGCTGTTGCCACTTCAATGGCTGATTTATTAGGTGGCACAACTGGTCAAATCCTGTCAAAGACTTCCAATACCGACATGGATTTCACTTGGATTGCCAATGATCAAGGCGATATCACCGCGGTGAATGTAACATCACCAATCACAGGTGGTGGAAGCGCAGGAGCAGTAACAGTCGGAATTCAAGATGCATCGACAACCCAAAAGGGTTCAGTGCAGCTTTCAGATTCAACTTCGACAACTTCATCAGTTTTAGCATCAACACCGACGGCAGTGAAATCAGCTTATGATTTAGCCAACACTGCCAATACTACGGCGACTGCGGCAATTCCAAAATCAACAGTTACAACCGCTGGAGATGTAATTTACGCAACTGGGTCTGGTGCGGTAACACGTCTTGGAATTGGAACAAATGGGCAGGTCTTAACTGTTGCAAGTGGTGTTCCATCATGGGCGACAGGTGGCGGATTTGGCACAATTACTGCATACACACCGACTTGGACAGGGATAACAATTGGTAACGGCACTTTCCAAAATGTTGGATATTCAACAAGTGGAGATTTGGTTTGGTATTCAGGCCAATTTATTTGGGGCAGTACCACTTCAGCCACGGGTGTTTTTAAGTTGTCGTTGCCTGTAAATGGATTAGGTACTGCAACTGGTGTTGATGGCAGACAACCAGCACAGAACTTTGGGGCACTTTGTCAAAGTTCAACTGGTTATATCTATAATTTTGCTGTAACACTACAAAATGCATCACCAGCTACGACATTCAATTTGCAATCTTTATTGACTAATTCAACTTATTTGCAGAATCAGGTTCAATATCTTCAAAACACAGTACCAATTACATATGCTACAAATGATTGTATTGCTTGGAACTTTTTCTATCGGAAGGCATAATAATGAAAGAACAGAAAATGGAATGGATTCAAGAAGCTGATATTCCTGATGAATATCGATGGATTAGAATTCGTCTATATCGAGATGACCTGCTCAAAGCGTCGGATTGGCGCATGGTCGAGGATGCTACTTGGGATAAAGCGGCTTGGGCTACTTATCGCCAACAACTTCGTGATTTACCATCAAAATCAGCTGATGCGATGAAAATCAAATTCCCAGATGAGCCAGTTGCTTAGTCATAATGGATGGAGAGCATCGAAAGATGCAGGTGAAATCCACATCATCAGCGTTCCAATCGAGGGAACAAAGGTCAAGGTGCGATGTGCGAAAGCCGTCGCGCCATTGATTGCTGGATTCTGCAAGGAATTTCACCAACTGATTGAACCCGTTGATGAAGGGCAGCTTGATTGTTGGGGCTATGCATTCCGCATGGTACGTGGCTCAACTGACAAGCTAAGCAATCACGCATCGGGAACAGCCATTGATCTAAACGCTACGAAACACCCGCTGGGCAAGGTCGGCACATTCCCATCAGAAAAGGTTGCAATGATTCGAGCCTTAGCAAAAAAGTACGGGCTAAAATGGGGCGGCGACTACAAAGGCAGAATTGATGAAATGCACTTCGAAATCGAATTAAGTGAAGCGAAGGTCGCGGCACTTATCGGGAGCTTGAAGCTAGGAGAGAACTAATGGATCAAGCTAAAGCAATGTTGGCATCATGGGCGCGCAGCTCTATCGCTGGTGCGTTGGCAGTATGGATGACGGGCAATCAGAATCCCAAGGATTTAGCAATGGGCTTAGTCGCTGGACTCGTTCCAGTCTTGGCGCGTTGGGCTAATCCGAATGATGTAGCTTTCGGCAACAAGAAGTGAGCGTAGGCGAATGGACGGCAGTCGGTGGGCTTGTCATTGCGGTGCTGACTGCCATCTATTCGTCAATGCGATTCATGGTGAAGTCGATCA